TCTGGAAAAATTATTAAAATTTACACAACAATTAAAAATGCAATTACTTCTGCAAATGCAGGATTGTCTTTTGAACTTGGTGGAACAGCAATAACAGATGGTGGTATCACTATCGCACATTCTGGAAGTGCAGCAGGAACAGTTGATTCAGCAACTCCTTCTGGAGCTAATTATGTAGCTGAAGGAGAGGCAATAGAAATGATTACTGATGGAGCTTCTTCAACTTCTTGCGAATGTGAAATAACTTTTGTTATAAGAAGATAAGGATAAGATATGTCAAATTTCGGAATATATTATGGCAGACCTTCAACAGTACAAAAATTAACAAGTGGTAGTTCTTCAAGTGCATCATCTACTTTTGGAGCAACAACTTCAGTTATAATGTTAGTTGCAAGAACTCATGCTTGTCATTTTACATTAGGAGCATCGCCAACTGCAACAACATCATCTTCTTTTTTACCGAAGAATGAAATTATTTATGTAAAAGTAAGTGGTGGATCAGATAAAATTGCAGTTATTAGAGAAGCAAGTTCTGATGGCGAAGTATATGTAACAGAGTTAATCTAATGACAAAAAAATTATGGCTTGATGATGAGGATAGTAAAAGTGTTCTTAAAACAAGAATGCACTTTGACGAGTCTGATAAAAAATTACACTTAGAAGATGTCCAAGATGTCGAGCCATTAATTAATGCAAATAAAAAAGAAGCAAATCTTGGAAAAGATGCTTATAGAATGAAAGGCGAGTTGGGTAAACACGCAGGAATGACGAAGGTCGCTTCTATTCCTCTTGTAGTAGTTCAACAACTTGCAAAAAAAGGGATTATGTCAAATGGTGGTCAAATATTAGATCACGATAGAATGAAAAAATGGCTTAATGATCCAGACAACAGATTTTTTAGAATATATCAAGGAAATGTATAATGGCACTAGACACTTACGCAAATCTAAAAACAGAGATTGCTAATTACTTAAATAGAGATGATTTAACTTCATACTTAGATACCTTTATTGATTTAGCAGAATCTCGTATGGCAAGAGATTTAAGATTGCGTGAAATGGAGTCTGTTGATACTTCAACAACAACTGTTTCTGGAACTCAAAGTTATGATTTACCGACAGGATATTTGGAGTTCAGATATGTTAATCTACAAACTGATCCATATACTTTTCTAACTTATATGGCTCCTCCAGATTTTATGAGATTATATAATGCCGGTGTAGGTAGTGGATCCCCAACTCATTATACTATTTTTTCTAATAAGATTTATTTAGGTAAGATGCCAGACTCAGCAAAAGTTTTAGAGTTTGGATATTTTAAAAGACCAACAGGATTATCTGATTCAAATACAACAAATGATATTTTAACAAACTTCTCGGATTTATATTTATATTCGTGCCTCGCAGAAAGTGAGCCATTTATTATGAATGATGAGAGATTACAAGTTTGGGCATCCTTATATAAAGAAGGAGTAAGAACAGCAAACGAGTCTGCACAAAGAGGCAGATCTTCAAGTGCTCCTTTAATGATGTCCTCTAGAAATGTGGTATAATGCCAGACATAGAATTTGGTCAGCTTCAAGCTGATTTACCAACATATCAAAACACAGGAGCAATACAGGTAGACAATGTTATTCCTTTAGCAAAAGGTTATAAATCGTTTCCTAGTTTTCATGCTTTAAGTGGAACAGCATTAACAAATAATGCTACAGGTTTATTTTCAAGTATTAGTGAGAATGGAACAACTAACTATGCAGGAGATTCTGGTAAATTATATCAAATGGACAATTCACTTGTCTTTCAAGATAAATCAAAAGCAGGTGGATATAATTCAGTAACAACTGAAGGTAGTAGAGACTTCTGGTCTTTTACACAATTTGGAGACAATATTATTGCCTCTAATGGAACAGATTATATACAAAAGTTTAATGAAAAAACTGACACTTTGTTTTCTGATCTTGTTACACTTTCAGCAAAATATTTAAGTGTTGTTCGAGACTTTGTTTTTGCCGGATTTGTCACTGAATACGAAGCAGAAAAAAGTTTTGATTCAAATACAATAAGTTCAAATGCTATTACAATTACAAGTCATGGGTACAGCACAAGTGATACTGTTACTTATAATCGTAATGGAAACACAGCTTTAACTAACTTAACTGATGGAGATACTTATTATGTTATTTATGTTAGTTCGAGCACAATTAAATTAGCAACAACTAATGCTAATGCAGTAGCAGGAACAGCAATTACTTTAACTGCTACAGGTGGAAGTGAAACTCATAAATTAGAAAAATATGTTGTTTATAACCAAAGGGTAAAATGGTCGGCACTCAATGACAGTTCCGATTGGACTCCAAGTGGCGATACACAATCTGGGTATCAAGATATTGTGGGTAGTCATGGATCTGTTCAAGCAGTTGTGGGTGGGGAAGCATACGCAGTTATATTTATGGAAAGAGCCATATATAGAGCAGATTATGTTGGAACTCCTTTAATATTTCAATTTACAAAGGTTGCAGATAACATAGGTGCTTTTTCTCCAAAAAGTGTAGCTTCTTTTGGGTCAGATATATTCTTCTTAGCACAAGATGGTTTTTATAAAATATCTGGTGGTCAAACTTTGTCACCAATTGGAAACAGTCGTGTAGATGATTATTTTTTTGATGATTTAACATCTAACTTAGATTCTATTCAAAGTGCTGTTGATCCGAACAACTCAATTATTGTATGGAGTTATAGAGGATCTGGAGCAAGTGGTACTTCTTCTGATGTAAATAATAAATTACTTATTTATAATTATTCAGTAGATAAATGGGCAACTGCAAGTGGACTTGATGTTCAGTTTATTTCTAGTGCATCACAAGAGGCTTTTAATACTTTAGAGTCACTTGATGTTCTTGGAGATTTAGATTCACTTCCAAAGAGTCTTGACAGTTATTGGTATGGAGATGGAATATATGGCCTTGCTTCATTCAATTCTGCAAAAAAGTTTGGAAAGTTTTTAGGTGGTAGTTTACCTGCAACAATAGACACTACAGAGTTTCAAGGAGCAAAAGATTCAAGAAGCACTATTATAAATGCAAGACCAATAGTAGATGCAAATGGAGACACAACAACAATTTCTGTGACTCCAATTACTCGTAGTTCTCAAGCAGATCAAGTAACTGTTGGAAGTGCAGTAAATATTCAATCAAGTGGAGATTCTCCTCTAAGATCTACAAGTAGGTATCATAGATTGAGAGTTAAAACGACAGGAAATTTTTTAACTTTATCTGGAGTAGATGTAACAACTAAACCTTCTGGAAAAAGATAATGGCAACAAATCAATTTTTAAATGTTCCTTTGTCTTTACCGGATCAAGCACAGCATTTAAGATTAATTTCAAATACTGTTAATAATACTTTAGATGGAAAATTAAACTCAACTGGAACTATTACTCTTCGAGCAAGTCAGACAACAACAACTTTATCTGATGCTAGAATAGGTGTTAATTCAGTTATACTTTTTATGCCAACGACAGCAAATGGCCTAACAGCCAGTAATACCTTATATGTTTCAGCAAGAGCAGACAAATCATGCACTTTAACTCATGCGAGTGACTCTGCGACTGATCAAACATTAAGTTATGTTGTTATTGGATGATTATACAAGTACCAACAAAAGATTTACATATTTTATGGAACGAAGTTGAGCCTCTTATAAAAAAGGCTTTAGATGACTGTTATACAACAGATGATATTTTAAAAGGATTAGTAAATAATTCTTTTCAATTATTTATTAGTTGGAATAACAAAGTAGAAAGTGCTGTTGTGACAGAGGTTGCACAGTATCCACAGAAAAAGATTTGTCGCTATTTCCTAGCAGGAGGTAGTAACATGGAAAATTGGTTAGAGCCAATTCAACAAACAATAGAGAAATTTGCAAGACACAATAATTGTGATTCTGTCGAAGTGGCAGGTCGTAAAGGGTGGGCAAGAAAATTAAAAGGATATGAACAAAAAATTTATTTATTTAGCAAGGAGATATAATGTCAAAGGGCAGTAATCCAACAAATGTAACAACAACAACTAGTGCAGAGCCTTCTGACTTTGTGAAACCTTATGTGAGTGAAGCATTTGATCAAGCACAAAACTTATTTCAATCAAGTGCACCGAACTATTATCCAAATCAAACTTATACTGATTTTGCACCAGAAACAACTGCCTCAATGCAATTGGCTACAGCTAGAGCATTAAAT